GGCCAAGCTCACCATTGAAGACGCCAAGCAGATCAAGGCGCATTACACCGCCAAGCTGCGCGCACTGAAGGAGAAAGCATAAATGGCTGGCATCCACACTTTCACAGCGACCAAGGCGCAAGCGAAGATCAAGCGCATTCTCGACGCGCTCGCCACTCTCCCGATGACGCGAGACGAGTTGCAGTGTCTCCTTGGCGTCTCCAAGCCGACCATGCGCCGCTACCTCACCTACCTGCGCAGCGAACCGAAGCGCGTGTACATCAAGCGCTGGAGATCGTCTGGCTCCGGACGCTTTTCGCCGATCTACGCCGCCGGCAGGCTGCCCGACAAGCCAGAACCGGTCGGAATGAGCCGGCGCGAGAGGAACGCACTCCAATGGCGCCGTATCAAGGCCGACCGCGACCGACACGACCGCGTTAAGGCCGCCGCGCGCGTGCATACGAAGATTCAGCGCACGCGTAAAACACCGAACGGCATCTTCGCCGCACTGGGGATCTGACCATGGTCGATCGCCGCAACCACGCCACGCGCCTGCCTCAGCCCTGCTGGGGCATCTTCGACATCGACGGCAACTGGCGCCCGAATCCATTCCTCGTCATGTCAGCCGATGAGCAGCGCCGCCAGAACGTGGCAAACGGCTACATGACCGAGGACGGGAAGCGCATCAGGCTACCACTGCGCGTTGACTGGTGGCAAAATTGAGGCATTTCCAGCAGGAACAGGACACATGGGACGCCAATCCAAATTGACAGATGCGCAATGGGAGGCCATCGGCAAGAGACTGCTCGCCGGCGAATCCCCGTCCGCGCTCGCCCGTGAGTTCGGTGTCAGCAAGTCTACGATCTCAGGCCGCTTTTCCGAACGCATCCAAAACGTAAAAGATGCGGCAAATCAAATAGTTGCTGCGGAGAGCGCACTGTCGAAGCTGAACATTTCCGAACAAATAGCCGCACGATCGCTTGCCGATGACCTGAAAGCGATCAGCCAGCATTTGGCCGGTGCCGCACGCTTTGGCGCTGCAACTGCGCACCGGCTGTCCGGTATCGCACACAACAAGGCGTCCGAGATCGACGACGGCGCGCCGATGAGCGAAGAAAGCCGCACCGCGCTCGGCAACATCGCCGTGCTTACGAAAATGGCCAACGAGGCGAGCGAAATCGGTCTAAACCTGCTTAAGGCAAACAAGGACACCATCGACGACCTGAATAAGCGCGGCGTCGAAGAGGCCAGTCCGACCAACCCGGCCCGTGGAACCGTCTTCAAGATCGTGAGGCCCGCGTGAATGCACGTGCCGAGAGCCTGGAAATCGAGCTGTTCGAAGCGTTCGAAGCCCTGCTATACCCGAAGCGGATCAAGTGCTTCTTCGGTGGACGCGGTGCGGCGAAGTCGGAAGAGATCGCAGAAATACTTGTCTGGTATGCATGGCAGCACGGCGAAAAAATCCTGTGCGGACGCGAGTTCCAGAACTCCATCGAGGAGTCGAGCCAGGCCCTGATCGAAGGAAAGATCAAGAAATTCGGGCTTGAGGACTTCTTCGATATTCAGCGGGACGGGATCTACGGCCGCAATGGTTCCTCTTTCAAGTTCGTCGGCCTGGCGCGCAATATCACATCGCTCAAGTCCAAGTTCGGCTTCAACAAGGTGTGGATCGAGGAAGCGGAAAACGTTTCAGAGGACAGCTGGAAGGTGCTGATCCCGACCGTGCGCGAGGCGAACTCCGAAATCTGGATTAGCTTCAACCCGAACGAAGCCGACGCACCCACGTACGCGCGCTTCGTCGCGCCCTACATCGAGCACATCAACGCCGAGACCGTCGCTGGCCGCCCGGGCGTCTACGAGGACGATTACATCTACGTGCGCAAGGTGTCGTACCGGGACAACCCGCGTTTCCCCGAGGTGCTGCGCATCGAGATGGAGCGCGACAAGGCGGCCAACTTCAAAAAGTACCTGCACGTGTGGGAAGGCGAATGCAACGCCGACTATGAGGACTCGGTAATCGAGCCTGAGTGGGTCGACGCCTCCATAGATGCGCACAAGCGGCTGAACTACACGCCCCGCGGCGATCGCGTGATCGGGTTCGACCCGGCCGACAGCGGTACCGATGCGAAGGCAAACACGAAGCGGTACGGTATGTTCGTCGAGGACGTGAAGCGCTGGAACGACGGCGACATCGACGACGCAATCACGCGCACGTTCGACGATGCGTTTGACTACCGGGCCGACATCATCGTGTACGACAGCATCGGCGTCGGCGCCGGCGTGAAGGTGGGACTGAAGGAACGCATCGCCGGCCGCAACATCGACGTGCAGGGCTTCGGCGCCGGCGACTCGCCGTGGCCAGGCGTCTATGAGGAAGACCGCAAGAACGAGGACGTCTTCCGCAACCTCCGTGCGATGGGCTGGTGGCTGCTGCGCGACCGCTTCAAGCGTACGTACGAGGCCGTCGTCAAGGGCGAGTACCACGACCCCGCTACGATGATCAGCCTGTCGAGCGACATCAAGGACCTGCAGCAGCTGAAGACGGAACTAGTCCGCCAGCAACGCAAGCGCACCGCTGGCTCGAAGATGATCCAACTCGTGAGCAAGGACGAGATGCGGGCCAAGAAGATCCCGTCGCCGAACATGGCCGACTCGCTGATGATGTCGTTCATGGTGCGCGACAAGCCGAAGCCTCAGCCTGTCGTCGCGCCGATCCCGAGTGCATCCGCGTTCCGCCGCCGGTAGAATGTACGGATGACAAGGGAGGGATGATGACGGACGACGAGATTGCTCGGCTCAACCAGTTTGCAAATCAATATGCTGAGCGGAATGGGTTATCGATGATTGACGACAACCAGTTCCGCCGCGTCGACTGGTCCGGCGACCAGCCGCTGCCGAGCGATGACGACGACGAGCACGGCATGCCGCTGCCGCCGCCGCGCGGGCCCGGCCTATCCGCCGACGACCTGGAGCTGCTGACGCTGGCCGCGAAGTCGATCGGTGCACGCGCTGAGCCGGTCGAGGGCGAGCAGTGGGTGAACCTGCACTTCGCTGGCGGCACGATCCAGCACGGGTGGAACCCGCTTCGGCACAGTGATGACACTTTGCAGTTACTCGCCGCCAAAAAGATGAATATTCATTATGCGGACGATGAGCTCTATATCGACGGCCTAGATGATATGGGGGTAAAGACCACGGCCTGCGAGCAGGCGTCGGAGGATCGGCAATCAGCTATCAAGCGAGCGGTGACGCGCCTTGCCGCCGAGATCGGGAGGGCGATGGAATGAAGGTATCGGAGCTTGAAGGCGCCCGGGGCGTCGCAGAAATGATCTTTTCACGGCTTGGCGGGGTTATCCTGCACCGATGGGATATGGGACAGCGTTCTCTGCACTCGCAGTATTGGCCCGACCTAATGGGCGACTACGAGCCGTGGTTGGCCGAGAAGCGTGACTATGCGCGTCGGTATTTCGGTGACGAAGTGCCGGATCAGGTGGCATAATTGCCACGGGCTATAGCTCAGCCGGTAGAGCGCCGCAGCAATGCGGAGGTCGCAGGTTCGAACCCTGTATAGCTGAAAGCGCCGGCCTTCTGGTCGGCGCATTTCAACACAATCTATTTCCTACGCGCATTTGATAGCTGTAGACTATCGGAAATTCATTCCGAGAGGCATCAGCTATGAGCCGACCCAGCAATGCCGCGCGCTTAGCCGCGAAGCACGATTTCTTCCTCCGCGACTTCGACGCCATTCAAGAGGCGACACGCGACACGCGCATCCAGTGCCTGAGCGACCGCCGCTTCTACAGCATCCCCGGCGCGCAGTGGGAGGGCCCTGTCGGTGAGCAATTTGCCAACAAGCCGCGCTTCGAGTTCAACAAGGTGCACCTCGCGGTGTTGCGGATTATCAACGAATACCGCAACAACCGGATCACGGTCGACTTCGTGCCGAAAGACGGATCGCAGGCCGACGAACTGGCCGACACGTGCGACGGCCTCTTCCGGGCAGACGAGCAGGACAGCGGCGCACAGGAAGCGTACGACAACTGCTTCGAGGAAGGCACGAGCGGCGGCATGGGCGCGATCCGGCTGCGCGCCCGGTACGAGAACGAGTTGGACGACGAGGACACGCGCCAGCGCATTGCCATCGAGCCGATTTACGAGGCCGACACGTGCGTTTTCTTCAGCCTGGACGGCAAGCGATACGACAAAGCCGACGCGCGCCGCTGCTACGTGCTGTCGTCGCTGCCGCGCGACGACTACAGCAACGAATGGGGCGAAGACCCGGCCAGCATGCCGAAGTTCGTCACGCGCAACGAGTTCGACTGGACGACGCCCGACGTCGTATGGATCGCTGAGGTGTACGAGGTCGAGGAGAAAACCGAGCTCGTGCACTTCTTCCGTGGTCTCGCACTGGGCGACGACGAGCCGGACGAGATGGAAGTGACGCAGAAGGAGCTCGACGACGAGCCGGGCAAGCTGGCCGAACTGGAAGCCCGCGGCTTCCGCAAGACCCGCGAGAAGCGCCGGAAGGTGCGCAAGGTGCACAAGTACATCATGAACGGCTCGCGTATCCTGTCGGACGAAGGCTACATCGCGGGCACCTGCATTCCTATCGTGCCGTTCTACGGCAAGCGCTGGTACGTCGACGGCATCGAGCGGTGCCAGGGTCACGTCCGCCTAGCGCGTGATGCGCAGGTGCTGGTCAACATGATCAATAGCTGGCTCGCCGATATGGCGATGCGTTTCGACATCGAAAAGCCCATCCTGACGCCTGAGCAGATCAAAGGCCATGCCGAGATGTGGGCAGCCGACGCAATCGAGAAGTATCCATACCTCCTGGTCAACCCGCTATTCGATCCGGTGAGCGGCCAGCAGACCATCGCGCCCATCGGCTACACGAAGGCACCGAACATGCCCCCGGCAATGGCCGCCCTCGCCCAGTTGGCCGCGCAGGCACTGGACGACATGCTCGGCAACCAGCAGGCAGGCGAACAAGTCGAGCCGAACCAGTCGGGCAAGGCCGTCGAGCTGATTCAGCAGCGCCTGGACATGCAGGTGTTCATCTACATCGACAACTTCAAGAAGATGATCAAGCAGGTGGGCCACGTCTGGCAGTCGATGGCATCCGAACTGCTGACCGAGCCCGGCCGCAAGATGAAGACGGTCGACCAGTCCGACCAGACGGGCACCGTCGAGCTGATGAAGCCGATGATCGACAAGGAGACCGGCGAGCGCTACAACGCCAACGACCTGACCAAGGCGCGCTTCGACGTCGTTCCGGACGTGGGCCCGTCGTCGGTGAGTCGCAAGGCAGCGCTCGTGCGCGAACTCACCGGTGTGCTGCAGATGACGCAGGATCCGGAAACCGTGACCGTGCTGACGTCGATGATCCTGATGAACCTCGAAGGCGAAGGTATGGCCGACATCCGCGCGTTCTACCGCCGCAAGCTGGTCCGCATGGGCGTCATCGCGCCGACCGACGAGGAAAAACAGGAACTGGCCGCAGAGCAGGCGAGCCAGCAGCCGGACCCGAACTCGCAGTTCTTGCAGGCGTCCGCGCAGAAGGCGATGGCCGATGCCCAGGCAGCGCAGGCCAAGACCGCCCTCACGGCTGCGCAAGTCGACAAGACCAAGGCGGATACGGTCGTGGCCCTCGCCGGCATCGAGCAGGGCCGCGCGGATCACGCGCTGGCGGTCGCGCAGCACCTTGGCGATCAGCAGCTTGCGCGCGACCAGATTGCGCAGCAGGCCGCGCAGCAACAGGCCGCAGCAGCGGCGCAGACTCAGTCGGGAGGCGAGCAGTAATGTTTGCTGCATCCTTCGCGCAACGCAGCAATAAATTCCAACGATCATTATTGCACTAGGAATAGTTTCCGCCTATCATTTTGCCCATTGGCATCCGCTGAGCCTATCGGCGAGAAACTGGAGAATTCGATGATCAAGAGCTGGATGTGGAAGCAGCGCTCGTACCGGGAGCAGTTCCAGGGCGACGAGCATCAAGGCGGCGCAGGTGGCGCGGCGGAAGCACAGCAACAGGACGCGCAGGCGCAGGAAGGCGAGCAGAACGCCGAGGGTGAGACGCCCGAGGACAATCCGCCGGCCAGCGAAGGTGCGACCGCTCAAGCCGATGAGGATGGTGAAGTTGTCATCACCATTGGCGACGAAGCGCCGGCGACGACCGAAGACGAGATCGAAGGCAAGCCGGCGCCCGCATGGGTCAAGGAGCTGCGCAAACAGACGCGCGAGAAAGACAAGCGCATTCGCGAGCTGGAGCAAGAGAAAGCCGCTCGTGAAGCTGCTCAGCAACCGCAGAAGATCGCGGTTGGCGAGAAGCCAACTCTCGAAAGCTGCGACTACGACGCCGAGAAGTACGGCGAAGAGCTGCTCGCATGGAACGAACGCAAGCGCAAAGCCGATGAGCAGGCCGCCGTCGCTGCCGCCGAAAAGCAAGCGGCCGCCGAAGCATGGAATCAGAAGGTCTCCGCCTACAAGGCGAGCAAGGCCGCTCTGAAGGTCCACGACTTCGACGGCGCTGAACACGTCGTCCAGTCGACACTGAGCCAACTGCAGCAGAATGTCATTCTGCACGGCGTCGACAAGCCCGAGCTCGTCGTCTACGCGCTGGGCAGCAACCCGGCCAAGGCGAAGGAACTGGCCGCGATCAAGGACCCGGTGAAGTTCGCCATCGCCGTGGGCAAGCTGGAGACGCAATTGAAGGTCACTCCTCGCAACACCCCGCCGGCACCCGAACGTCAGGTGCGCGGCTCGACCGGCGGCGCAACCGCCATCGACAATACGCTCGAACGCCTCGAAGCCGAAGCGGACCGTACTGGCGACCGCAGCAAGGTCATCCAGTACAAGGCAGAGCAACGCCGCAAGGCAGCGGAAGCGGCGTAACCGTCGCCGTAAGGCCCCCACGTCAGACGGGGCCGCCAAGGATTCGCCCACCTACGGGCAGTAGCAGTACCTGAAAGGCCCCCGTCCGGCCGGAAACGGATGAGCGAAGTAGCAAGCGGCGCAGGCCGCGATTCTCTCAACCGTTTTCCTATGGAGGCCCTTTCATGGCCAACTCGTTTAGCAAGGAAGAAAAAGTAGCGTTCGACATGGCCCTGGAAGGCTTCCAGGACGCCGGCATCATTTCGAAGCTGTTCAAGAAGCAAACGTTCACGTTTGCTTCT